ATACCCCCAACGTTGTTATGAAATTAGTTTCTATAAAGACTATCGCATATCCAATTATGCCGATAATTATTCCAGCCACAGAATACGTTCTCATCTTCTAATTCTCCCGCCTTCCGGCTGTTTAGTTTTTAGTGAAGCTATTTCTTGTTGCGTATATCCGAATGTTATGCACAACCTAATCAAACAGATTGGGTTGACGTGGTGGCAAACTTTCAATTCGTTTTTTCCCAGCTTCAAAATATTCTTTATCAATTTCGCAACTGATTCCCTGCATTCCCATATTATAAACCGCTTCCATTGTAGAAAATGAACCGCCAAAAAAATCAGCTACCAAAATTTCACTTCTATCTTTATCTGTTGGAGTCACAAGGTTTAAAAGTCTCTCTAATAATTTAACTGGCTTTTCGGTTGGGTGTATGGAAGTATAATGATTTCGTTGATGCCGTATTATTGATTTTTCTTTCATTCCCTCTGTAATTGCCTGTATAGGGTTTAAAATTCGTTTTCCAAGCCTTTTAGTTCCAAATGTTACACCGTGCTTGCTTGCCAATCTTTCTTCGTGGTAATCTTCTCTTTTTCTCGAAACTAAATATTTTTGAATATCATCAAAATGCTCACTATTGTTGAAAGCTGTTTTTATACGGTTAATGTCGTCAATCATTTTTGACAAATCATATCCTTTAGACTCCGTGTATGGAACTTTTACATTGTTAATTTTTCCTTTCCCTTTACATAAAATTGATATTGTTTCATGCACTCTTCCTATTGGCAAAACTGGACTTGAAGTATGCTGTTTATCCCAAATTACTTCTTCTTTAAATGTAAACCCTAAATTACTAAGGATGCAATTCCATCTATAAAAGGAATAACCCCTTCCAAACATTATTATGAATCCGTTTTTTGTCAGCACTCTTTTGCATTCTGAAAAGAATAATTGTTCGTCAAACGGACGTTCTAACTTTTGATTATTTAAATATAAATAAGGAGGGTCTGTTAAGATTACATCCACGCTTTCATCCGTTAATGTTTGCATCAAAACTCTATTGTCGCAATTGAACAACTGAATAGAAGGCTGTGCATAACATTGCATTGCTGCAATGGCGGGTGAAGTGCTACTATTTGTCTTTTGTTCTATATTCATTTTATGTAAATCTATTTAAAATTTGTACTAAATTGCCGCCACTGACAGCAATGCTTTTTCCGTTATGTTTAATTGTTCGTTCCTCACAACTCCGCTACGCTAAACATAACAAAGTATAAACTCAATTAAAAACACTAAGTATCCGTTTCCAAATACTTTTATTAGGGCTTTTAGGTATATTATCTTCATTATGCCATTTTTCAAACAACTCATTTAGTTTATTACCATCTTCTACTTCCATAGTTAGTGCAATAAACCATTGATTACCTTCTTTCAAAGGGTTATGCTTAAATCTTACTGTTGGCGTAAAAGCCCTAATAAAAGACTTTAGTTCATCCAATCTATTTTCTGCTATATAAAAACTTGTGTACATATTATCCGTGTTTTTAACTAAGTTTATACTCAATCGTTATATGAAATGCCTTGTTGACCGTTTCCAATTGAAAATCCGTGAAGGAAAAACAAAAAGAAAAAAGCCACCGCACTTTTTTATAACCATCTTATGATTGGTTCTCCTTCATAACCTATTTCCCAAACAAACCAAGCAAAAGCCATAGTGCTACTATTCATTTTTTTGCCTGTAAGTTCGTCTATTTCACTCCCATTTCTTAAAGGTTGTTGTCTTTTTTTGAAAACATACACATATTTTAATGGTGTTTTTTCAAAGTAAGTGGCTCTGTCAACACCTTCTAATGCTTGTAATTTACCAAACATAATAACGTGCTTTTTAGCAACCTTTAATCCCTTTTCTACAAATTCTTTGAATAGTTTGAACGGTGGATTTGTTATTACTGTATTGTATTCAGCATTATATTCTGTTGTCAAAAAATCAAAACCTACATTTCCGTACCCTCTATCAATTAAATCAAATGATTTTGTCTTATATGGGTCTAATAGTCTTGATATATGACCTTCTCCACAAGCAGGTTCTAAAGCAGGATATTGAATATCCCATACCTCTAAAAATGCCTTTGTACTATCAGGGTGAGTTGCATAATAATCATTATCAACTCTCCCACGTTCAGGATTTCCTCCTGCAATTTTACTTCCTTGTTTCATATTTGTTTATTTAATTTTTCCTACGCTTTTTTCTTTTTGTTTTTCTGTTTATTGTTCCAATTTGGCATCCTTATAAATAAGTCGGCACTTCATATAACAGCGGTTTGGCGGCATTAAAACGACCGCAAAGCCACAAAACGTTAGGCACAATGCAAGTGAGTAACCCGAAGGAAATCTTCCTTATCCATTTCCTGCATCCATTCTCCGAATTTACCTATAGTGAATTTTTCAGCGTGTTCAGCAACTAATTTAAGAAGCCATTTATTTGTTTCACCATTTGTAAATTCTGCTTGTAAATCACCTATTTGTTTTCCTTCTTTGTCAAAAATTAAACACTGACCAGAAGTTAGAAAGCACAAATGATGCACTGTGCCTAACAATGTATATAAGTTATGGCGCAGTTGTTCGTTTTTTAATGTTTGTCCCATTTTATTAAGTTTTTATTAGTTCGACAATTAGTGGTCTTTAATGCACCACAACTCATATACTCGGAACGTTAGCGGTCAGGCTAATCGACCACATAGTCTATAATTTTACCAGTTGACTGTTTGCCTTCTGATAATTCGGCAAAAGTTGAATTTACAACTGCCGTATGGTGTGGATGATATTTTATTGGGTTATTTAAGTGTTTAATCAACACCCTTGCAACCTCTTCAAATTCCGCTTCTTCCTCCAACTCTTTTACTTTTTCGATTAAACTTTCAACTGAACTTTTTACAATTACATTGTGATGTTCTTCTTTGTAAGCAATCATTAAATCAATGATTTTGTCTGTTAATGCTTTCATTTTCATTGTTACTTCCTTTTAAGTTTGTTAATTCAAGTCCAGCAGCGTCCGTTATGCCAAAAAGCTATCGTAAATTATTTATTATCATTCCGATTTTATTAGTTTTTATCGCACTATGTTAGAATTGAGACTTTTATTTACGCTCCCTTATTTAATTCAATTAATTTTGGTATGAATGAAGGTAAGCTGTTAATAGCTTTCCTTTTACTTTCATCTAAAAGTTTTGCGTAGATTCTTGTTGTCCTCAAGTCTTTATGCCCCAATAATTCTTGAACTGCTACTATATCGTTACTGGATTGTAATAATAAGGTTGCCGCCGTATGTCTGGATGAATGGAAGGTTATGTGCTTATTCAATCCGGCTGCTTTTGTCCATGCTTTTATCGTAACTGATATTGTACTCCGTGCAGGTAGATTAAATAATAAATCATCTTCCTGAAGTGTATCGAGGTTTGGTAAGTAAGGATAAATATTTCCATCTAATGGAATACGGACGTAATCATCAGTCTTTTCCATCTTGATAATTATTTCATCGTTCACTATGTGAGATTTTCTTAAAGCCTCAATATCACTTAACCTGAGTGTAGTCCTGCAAGCAAATAAAAATGCTTTCTTAACTTCATTATCGGAGCAAGGAGTATCTTGGAGTTTTCTAACTTCTTCAATAGTTAAGAAATTTCTCGTACTCTTTGGTCTCTTTTCCTTTATTCCTTTTAATGGATTAACGTTTATTATCTTGTCCCTTACCGCTCGGTTTAATACCGATCTGATGAGGATGATTGTTGTGTATATCGTTCCCTGCTGATAGCCCTTTTGTTCTATCAGATAGGATTTAAAATTATTCCAGAAGGTTTCATTAACTTCACCAAATTTCAAATCAGGATTGAAAGAAAGAAGATGCTTATGTACCGAAGCCTTTCTTTCATAATCAGGTTTCTCTTTACAAATAGCTCCGTAATAATCTACGAAGTTTCTTTGCTTCTCAACTCTTATTACATCGTATCTCCCCTCGATAATATCAATCCTTCTTTTAGCAAGAATATCCTCTGCCACTTCCCACACCTTACTATCATTATGATCTCCGTATAACCTTAATCCTGTGTTCTCCCACTTGGGTTTATCCATCCCCTCAACTCGGCTAACAAGGTAAATTGATTTGTAATTCTTACGAGATAAAGTTTGTATAGATAGTTGCATGTTAAGCCCTTTCTGTTTTCTTAAATTCTTAGCGTGTACTTGCGTTTAAATATCACGCAAAGATTACGTAGGGAATATAATACAAATAAATATCTAAGTCAACATAAAAGTACATGAGGGTATTTTGAAAACAATAAAAAAAGCGGTTTTTCAACCGCTTTCTTATTCTATCTTTGGTAGCGGGGGAGGGATTCGTAACGCCGTAACCGCTTTGTTTATAATTAGTTAATTTTTAGACGCAAAGAAAATGCAAATATACGAAAAATTTAGAAAAGTTTCTCAAGATTTTTACTGTGAAGTTCAACTTAGTGTTTTCATTTTAACGTGTCCCCTATTGAATAGCTCTGCCAAATACTTTTTGCTGAATAGTAATCCCGATTCAAACTCAAATAGACCGAATCCCTGTCCCTTAATATAACGTCACCTTCGGCTGATTTTGCAGCAAGTATAATTGGAGGATTTAAATCTTCTATATTGCGTTCACAACCGATAAATAATAATGCGAAACAGAAAAGTATAATTAGTGTTTTCATTTTAATTCCAGTTGTTTAAATTGATTAGATTTACCAAGCCTTCCTTTATATCCGTCTATTACTGCCTGTTTGAGAATCTTATTCCCCCTGAAGTAAAGCCTCATAAATAAATTGCCGATCAAAAAAGCGAACTTACTTTTTGTTAATGTTTTCTTAAAGTGCGTTAAATTCCTTAAAGAATAATACTGCCTAAGTGCACTGTCATTCGTTGTGTCTATGTCATTTATCTTGCAGTCCTGAATTAAGAATATACTCCCGCCTGACTTAGTTATTCTGTAACTAAATTCAGTATCATCACAATAGACAAAGTAATCATCATTCGGATAACCGATTAAATCAAGTAAAGACTTATGGAAGAACATTCCGCCAAAAGGTGAAACCGGAACACTAAAGACTTTATCATCCACTGTTTCTGCAATTACTTTCTTAGTTCTTATAAAAGGAAAGTTAATATTTCCAATATAACTTTTAAGACTACTGTAAAGCGGTCTGCCTCTTTCACACGATAAACAGAAATTCTTAAAACCATTTACAGAGAATGATTCATAATATGAAAGCAGTTTGTTTAACACGCCTTCATCCGGTAAATTATCATCATCCAGAAGCCAGACAAATTCACAATCAGAATGATAAGCCTTTTGAAGTCCTATCTTATATCCGCCCGCAGATCCGATATTTGTAAGTACGTTTACAACATCTATGCCCTTTCTTTCGTAGTGCTTCACGTCCATATCAGAGTCATTATTCACTACTATAATTTTTGATAAAATATCAGCAGGGTATTTTTGCAGCCTCAAAATAACAGCGTCAAGTATATGGCTTCTTTTACCGTAAGTAACGATGACAGCAGAAATCATTTTTTTACCTTTCCGTCTATGTAACCTGAATGACATCCTAAATAAAGTTTCTTTGTTCTCGGACTATCCGGCATAGCGTGTAAATGCGTATTGAACTTAAACCAGAAATCATCGTTATAGAAATTTTTATGTGAAGAAAAGTCTAACCAGTGAGTCTCTTCCATTTCTTTGCACATAATCCTGAAACGTCCTTTTATTTTATTATACGCTTCAACAAATCTTTCCCTTTCATCTTGCCCGTGATGAAATGTTGGAATACAAACAAACCGCCAGTGATTTTTAATGCCGTAAAGATTTTCAGGTTTTCCAAGATTTGAAAATAATATTACGTGATGTCCTCTATCAATTAACCAGTTAATTAATTCAGAAACATAAGGGACAAATGAAGGCTCACCGCCGGAAATATAAATCTGTGAAATCCATTCCGGGTAACGTTCGATAAAGGACTTCCATTCATCCAGTGAACACACTTCAAACTTAGGATATTTGTTTGCTTCACCTTCTTTTAAACTATCATCTTCTAAAAACATGGGACAGTAATTACAATGCATCTGACACTTACTCGTTATTACACAAACTAAATCCGCGCCCCTCGTGAATACACTTCCCTTCTTTTTATTTAGTCTTAATGTATTCCAGTAAAGCCTTATGAAATGTTCGTTTATGTAATTAAGAATTTTTGTCACGTTTAACCTCTTTTAGTATTTCCATTAAAACAGGATTCTCTTCTGCTATTATTTTTTGTTCCGCCTTAAGTGCTTTAAATAGTTTTACATCAATAAATCCAACAAGGATAAAGAGTATTACTGAAAGAATTAATATTCCCGCCAGCTCCGGTATTCCTAAAACAATTCCCTTCACTCTGAAATAAATCGCAATCGTTATCATCATTTGAACAAAGCCCATATACCAACGGGCACGGTCTGTGTATACTTTGAATCTTGCAAGTAGTTTTATCATATCAATTCACCGAAAACCCGCCTGTTAATATTCCGCTTATTACTGCGTTCTTTTTGATTTCGTCAAGTCGTTCCTGAGCGTCTTCCCAACTATCAGCAGGTATTTTTATTTCAAACTTTACGTTCCTGTAAGTGTATGTTACTAAGAAAATCATCTTTGCCTAAAATGGTCTATTAAATAAATTAAATGCGCAATTATGAATATTGCACAAATGAAGATTACTATGTAACCGAGTATTTCAGCGATAAGATTCATTAAGCAAACTCTAATTCATATTTACGTGTTGCACTCTTTATCCTTTTCATTGCTGCTTCGTAATAATCCTTATCAATCTCAAACCCTACATAATCAAACCCTAATTCCTTACACGCTATCAAGCTACTGCCACTTCCTACGTGTGTATCCAAAATTAACTGTCCTGGTTTGGCATATTCTTTCAACAACCATTTATAAAGTTTAATTGGTTTTTGTGTCGGATGGATTCTTTCCTCATTATTTTTCTTATTGCCTTCCTGCACCAATGCCCGCCTTACATCTTTCCCGCAATAAACACCTTGAAACATTCCACTCCACATATAATAAACTATATCCGTTCTATCATTCATACTGCAGTAAGCTATTTCACAACCATATTGATCTGAATCTCCATTTAGTTTATCCCAAACAATCCTTCCACCTCTAAAATATCCGTAATAGTTCTCGCCCCATATAATTAAATTTTTAGAAGTTCTTCTAAGCTGTTCAAAATATCTCAGAGGCATTCTTACAAAATCCCATTCCTTCTGTTGGTGTTTATTGCTTTCAACGTATAACCGCTTCCCATTCTTCTGTAAAACTGTTTCTGGCTTCTTACTCGGTTTACTCGCTCCTATCCCATAAGGCGGATCAACTATCGCCAAATCAAAATACTTATCTGGGATATTCGGTAGATAATCCATGCAATCACCGAGAATAAAACTATTTCTTTCGGGTAAACTCAACTATTCAGCCTCTCAATCATCACTTAATATCATATCCTCTCTCAACCTTGCACGTACGCTTGGGTCGGTTATAGCTCGCTCATATCCCTTAGCTTCTGCTCGTTCAAGAGATTCTATTATTAGAGTCTTTAAGTGATGTGTCTGGTCTTGGTTTAACCTTTCACCCACCGTCTCTACTATTAATGTTGCTTCGTAAATGAATTGGCTGCCCATCTTTTTTTGTAATTGTTGGTAATACATGGTATCCGCATTTAGAGCATTTATAAATATATTCTTTATACCAACGCTCGATCTTTAACAAACCATCGCACGTTGATTCTATGTTTACTTCTTTGTGTGTCAACTCCACACCTGCCCTTCAAAAATAAACTTGTAGCCTATTATCATCATGTTGTAAAATTGAAAATTCCCGTTAGGTAAAACGTAGTAAATGCCAAATCCGTGATTACTGCCTTTTGCCCTTGCGTATTTAAAATCTAATTTTGTACTGCATCCTATTGAATAACCCTGAATACAGTTCTCTTCAATATTATAACTCGTTGCTATATCACTTCTATGTATATGCCCCATAACAAAATTAGCCTTGTAATCCTTTTCCAAATGAGTTCTAACCGCATTTACTCCGCTTCTAAACCCATGTGTGAAGTTTAACTTTCCTGATTTGTAAGATTTTAAGTAAGGTAAGATTACTTTGAAACCACGTTTTCTTAATTGAAGTTTATTATATCTATGTATGGCTTCATCGTATTGATCGGGAAATTCAGTAAAGAACTTGTCTTGGTTTTCATCATGATTCCCGTCTATCCAGATTTTATTTTTAATATTAAAACCGCCAAACAAAGTATCTAAAGTAATTATCGCTTCAGTATGGTCAACGCCTATATTCTCATTCGCTGTTTCGTTATCTCTCTTGCCGTGTCTTGAATATGAAGCATAGTTTAACACATCACCATTTAATACTATTTCATCGGGCTTAAATTCATCAATAAATTTTCTGTATAGACTAACAAGTTTCTTATCCTGATAAGGGCAATGGAAGTCTGCTAAGACTATTCCTTTATATATTTTCAACCATCCCTCTGTTAGTTGTAGTAGATGTTTTTTATGTGTCCTCCTTATTTGGTTGAATTTTCGTTTTTCAACTGTTTTAGTTGAATCGCCCAGTAATGCTCACACTCTTTTTTCTCTTGATCGTAAGGCAGACCTATAAAATATGTTTGCCTATAAGAGGGTTTTGCTTTATATCTGTAACAGGTTTCTTTTAACGGACACTCAAAATCCTCTTTAATACCAACAGGGAACGCTTGTTTATTTGTTGTTCCGTTACACATTGTTATATCAGGCATTGCTTCCTGCATTTCTCGCAAATCGTCCCGCCCATTTTTTCAATTAAAGGTGCATGGCAGCAAGGACTTACTTCGCAATCTTTATTTTCTTCAAAACCCAGAAGTGATTTAATTAAAACAAATCCCGCTAATGCAAATACAAGAATAACTAAACCTGCAAGCCCTATAACTACCCACCAAAATGGACTCATTGCTTTTTCGCAGTTATTAATTTATAAACAGCATAACCTATACTTGCTATTACCCCAACTGCTGCTATCATCCCTGTATAAAATCCTTTTTCAAAATCCCAAAAAGGTTTCTCGGGTACTTCTACCGTGTCCATTGGGAAAATTGTTTTAACAAAGATTGTATCAACTTGTTTTATGATTGTAGTAGTTAGTTTAGCAACGTAATCAATGTTGAACTTATCCGTCTCTGAATCGTATTCCACGTTAATAGTAATCAGGGAGTCCTGTACTTGTGCCTTCCGTTTACCTCTATCGCTAACTGCTTTTTGTACAAACTCATTTCTAACCGTATCTTTAACTATTATAGTATCAGGCACTCCCTGAATCACCGAGGGTTTAACAGTATATCTTCCAACAAAGAAGGATAGTGTCATCAACACTAATCCTGTTAGTAATATGTATATCCATGTACTTATTTTCACGTTGCAAATGTACTAAAATGTAAAGTCATTATGCAATACTAATCTACGTGTATTGGATTTTTCTTCTGTTTTGCAAGATATTCGTTATAATATTGGTTTATTACCTTAACGTAATGTTGTGTTTCTTTAGGCATGAGTAGTAGGGCTTTAGAAAAGTCAGGTTCTATGTTTAGCTTTTTATTCACGTTACCTATCCCATAATTATAACCCGCTAATGCTTTGTTAATATCACCCTTGTAATATTTAATTAACCAAGCCATGTAACGTGCCTGTGCGCTTATACTTGCTTCAGGATTGAACACATCACCCTTACCCCATTCATTCCATGTAGCAGGCATAAATTGAGCTAATCCCTTTGCACCCGCCTTTGATACGGCTTTCGGATTAAACCTTGATTCCTGTTTGACTTGTGCTTTTAAAAGCAGCCAGTCAATATTACCTGCGTACTTCTGGAAAAGTTCATCGTATTTGTTTTCGTTAGGTATCAAGAGCATCCCTAATATTAATAAGTTTAAGATCATAATAAGCCTCGCTCTTGCCCCTCATACGAGACAAGAAGCGAAGTATTAACGTGAGTTTCTCTTGGTTTGTCATTGTGGTGGTAGTGCGTTAACAGCTTTTTTCTGTTGGAATAGAGAAATGACAATACCCATCAGAATTGAAACCGCACCTGCTACAACTGTTTCAACTGTTGAGTTTTCAACTCCTATGGTCAAGAAATATGTACCGCCGATTTTTAGAACCCATCTAACTATCATACCAGTTAGAAAGCCTTTAATCGCTTCCATGTTTGCTCCTTATTTGTTTATGAAGTTATCTTTTTCCAGAAGTTCTTCTAACTTCTGTTTTTTATATTCGAAATATCCATTTGAGAATGATTTGCCTAAAGCGTAGTCGGTTGCGCTATGCTCATACTGCAAATAGATAATACTTTTATGTATCTTACTTATCTGTTTGGCTATGTACTTCCACAAAGCAACTATTAAAGTAGAAATAACAGCCCCAACTATCGCCTCAACCATGTTTTTCCCTTTCGGTTTAGTAACTCCGTAAATCTCAACTTCCACGCACTCAATAGTTCGGGGATAGTTCTAAAATTCTGAAATGTAAACCTGAATTTCATAACACTATTTCTAAAATTATTGCCGTCATTAAAAGCGCACTCATAACAGGAAATGAGGCTAACACTTCCGCTCGGCTTGTTGTGAACTCTGATTGTCGGAAAGGTGATTCACCGTGAGTAAGATTATAACTCATCTGAAAGAAAAAGAAATTAAAAGCAGCCGCAGTAAAACATCCTTGCGCTAATTTCCAGAAATTCATATTGCTGTATTCAGCTATCGCTATACCTATCCCCACTGTTAATGCACCTGAAATCATTGCGTAATCATGCCAGAGTGTTCCGTATTTCTTCCTATCAACTTCATTATGAGAGTATTGCTCTTTTATTCTGTACGCCTCACCTATACCCGCAGTTACGCCTCTAAGAGTACTTACGCCTATGTTATAAAGCGGAGTTTGTGCGTATGCACTTAATACCAGCAACAAAGCAAAACCTATTAAGCTGATTATTCTCATTACCTACTCCACATACAGGCAGGCCCGCGGCGAAACAACCCTATTGCTACCAGCGCGGCTGCTACTCAGATAGAGACTCCACACTCCGGCACCGGCACCGTCATACCAACTGCCGGAGACAAGAGGACACAGCTCGTCCCTGTAGTACTGGTAGTAATAATCTTGTCCGAAATTATTACTGCCCCCGCTACTAATACCGTTTGCATCTTTAGGTATGCCTGCCCCGGTTAATCTGTATGCCGAGTTGTTGCGGGATGTCTCTCCGCTAAGCACTTGATTTGTTCCGCTGCCTTTTCTTTGGGCAAATGCACCATCAACAAATGGCACGGTAATTGAGTTAAAATTATTCGTTATAAAAGCATCCGCGAAATGATCGCTTGCGGCTAAGCTGTTGCCGCCCGTTATATTTTTTAATGCAACACTTTCTTTGAGCACATAAAATGTGCCTTTGAAGATAGAGCCGCCACTTGTATAACTCTGCGCAGAAGTTGATGCTACTTTAAAATTAACAGTATCAACAACATCTGTAACCGTCCAGATTTTATTGTTTAAATCCGTCAAGCCTACAACACTGGTTATCATGAACTGCTGCCCTACTACAAGCCCGTGATTAGTGCTTGTAGTAATGGTAATCTTACTCCCATCGCCAACCGCATTACTAATACTTAAGGTTGTTACAATAGCAGTTAATCCCTGAGCAATCTTGTACTGGTTGCCGTTAATATCGGCAACACCGCAGTTCTGCCCATTGTGGGTAGTTTTTGCGAATGTACTTCCACTTCCTGTTTTACGGGCTTCATTTCTGCTCGCCCAATAACCATCATCGCATGTGCTAAAGGTACATGTGTTATCATTTGCATCTACTCCGAAAGCGTTATTTCCCTTCGGAAAATTTTTTGTTTGTGCAGCATCGTACCACGCATTGTAAGTGGTAGATGTACTTGCCTGTGCGTGTGCTAAAGATAACAGTGCAAGCGTTTCAACTTGGAATAAACTCCACACGGCAAAATCACTTCCACGAGATTTTGCTACCGCCCAAGCACCGCCGTAAGTATCGGTTGGTGTTTGTGAGTTTGAAATACAATTACTGAAAGAACCCGCATAAGTATTCTTAGTTCCGTCAATCACTCTCTTAGACTCAGAAGAAGATGAAATCGGATTACCATTCTTAATCGAAGAAGCAATACCTGTTAATTGTGTAGAACCACTCCAAGTTACGTTAGTCAAACTCCAATCGTACTTATCAATAAAAAACCCATCCTTAAATTTTCCACCATCAATAAAAGCACGTGGCACAGCATAACCCGCCGCTATTGCCGCTGATTCATCGGGAAAATCATACACTGATTTTATCGTTACTTTTGTACCAAAGTAAGGTGATGCGGTATTGTTCTCAATCTTGTAATAAAATTTCGGAATCCAAACCATCACGGAGCTATCAGTACTTACTAAGTAATTACCATAGTTGTCTGATGATTTATCATTAGTCCCCGTCATCGGCATCATGTATGTTGGCGGATTCGGACAAATACCAACCCCAAATCCCTGTCCGCCAGCCACGCCGATGTTATTAATGTTATACTCTTTCAACCAATAAGTATAAGTGCTATCATAACTCGCTTTAAGCGTAGTAGTCAGATGCACATTTGTTGCGCCTGCGGTGATGTTATCTAAAGTGTTAGATGATAACTTAAAATATTTTGAGTCTGAAAATGTTCTGAAGTTTGTTGTATCAGAATAATTTAGTTTAGTATTTATCCTGTTACTCAAACTCAACGTATCGGCGGAGTTTAACTTGTAATTAAGATGTGCATCTACATAAGCTCGCTTGTAATAATCCAACGTATCTGTTTTATCAAACTTAGCGGCAAGTAAATTATTTGCTTCCGTCTTCGTGTAGTAATAAGCAATCAAAGCATCAATGTATGCTTTCGGGTAATAATCAGAGCTATCACTAATCCAAATCGGATCGCTTTCAGCAGTAAGATAAGCCTGCAAATCGCTTATCTGTGCTTCCGTGATTGAGCTGATTGCAAGGCGTGTGTCAAAGTCACCATTAAAAGCACTTGAATTATATTTGGCGGCAAGAAGTAAATTTATTTCTGCTGCTGAATAGTGAGACAAAATGGAATCAAGTAAAGCCAATATCCTGTTATTGTGTGATAGCAAAGTATCTAAATGAACTCCTGCCGTGTCCGTTAATGCGTTAATTTCATCCCTCAAACCAGAAGTGGAATCTTTGCTTAATTGGACTACTGCATTTATTCTATCATTATGAGAGAGTAAAGTATCTGAATGAACCGAAGCCGTATCATATAAAGCTGAAATATCAGCGTGAACATTTACAAGTGAATCACCAATACTTTCCTGTGCCTGTGAAAGATTACTAAAAGCACCTGTAACACTTAAACTTAAAGTTGTTGTACTATATTCTAATGTTAAGGAATTTATCTGGCTTGCTATTGGTCTGACTGTGTAATCAAACCGTCCTGCAAGCCATGTCTTATCGTACGTTCCGTCATTAAGAACTAATGTGTAATAAAGCGTCTTTGGTGCTTTCAGAGAAGTAAAGGAATCAGCAGGAACATCTACCGAAACCATTGAATCTAAGAAAGACACAGAGAAAGATTTCAATGCACTGGAATTAACTGATTCATCCCTTTTAATGTTAAACGTTCCTGTGTAGTCCGTGAAATCAAACCCTGTTCCGTTTGCATTAAGTACAGCTATATCTAAAGCGAAACGATCTGTATAATAATGAGTAAGGTCTAACTTTACAGGTGCACTTACTGTTAATCTTTGTGCGCTAAGTATTCCTGAAAATAAAAGTAAGATTAAAACTATTTTTCTCATTGTAATTCCTTAATTATTACTGTACGCTGTTTGAATCCAGACACGCAAAGATTCCACATATCTTAAAGTAATTGCATCCCTTGGTCCTAATGCGATTTCATTTGCACTTAAATAGAGATTATCACCGATATCATCAGCATGGTAAAGAGTGAGTGTTCCCGTGTTTATGTTTATGATTGTTAATTCCTGACCGTCTTTCTTCCCCATTAAAGTAATTAAGTCACCACTTGAACCGCTGTTCCAATAGATAAGTGAACTTGTCGGAGTAATTGTATTACTTGTTATACTTGTTATTACTTGTGCTATGTTTGAAGTAAATCCATCCACAACAAAACCGGAATCAGCATTTACTACTATTGAATCCGTTGATGTGTGTTTTAATTTAGAGTCTATTTGAGTTTGTATTGAACTTGTTGCCCCGCTTAAATACCCTAACTCTGTTGTTGTAACAGATGACACTCCAAGCTCTGCTGCTCCATTTGAAACCATTACTCTGTTTGCAGTGAAGTTATTATCTATCAAAGCCATAGAACCTAAACTAAGCAATGTTCTAATAGCTGAGTAATTAGCAGCACCTAAAATTGATTGTACGTTAGCAGAAGGGGTAATACCTGCATAAGTTGTAAGGTCTGGATCATAAGCCTGTACCGTAGAATTAATATCAGCATCAACTAATAAAGATGTATATGGAATATTACTTGATTTTATTACTCCGCTTTCAGCATAAAGGACATCATCATCGGCAGCAAAAAATCCGGCAGATAATATTGAAGTGTTAACTTTCCCGTCAAGCGCATTTTGTAAATCAGTCTGACTTGATAACGTGCCGGTAATACTACCCCAGCTCACTGAAGCTGAAGGGAGTATCACGCTTGATAGTGCATCATGCTTCGAATTTCTTAAATATAAAGTATTGCCTGAAATAGTGAATAACTGTCCGAAATCATCTGCGTTGTATAATGTATCTTTTGCCGCATCAAAAACTTCATGTGAGCGTAAAATTTCACCTTGAATTATTTGAGTGAAGTATTTCGTTCCGTCAATTACTTGTGGTGAGGATTTAGTTACAAAAGTAGAAGAGTCTGCACTACCATCTAAGATTAAAGCCTCTATCTTATCATACACTGCGTTCTTTGTCGGAACATTATTATTGCCATTCCACGAAGCACCGTATGCGCTATCAGGAACGCTTAAACCACCTGTTACATTTACGTTCTTTGTGCTTCCTGTGATATAAACTAAATTGTTATTCTTGCCATCGTAAATTCCCAAATCCCTGAATTGAGTTGTACCGCCGTTATATCCTAAATAATTAATACTTATTTCAGATAAACCATTAGTAGCGTTTTCCTCAATTCTCTTTCCGTAAATTCTTAAACTTGCATCTTCAACATCAGTAATCTTTGAAGGTACACCTGTCAAACTATCCCAAGGTAAAGTAGTTGGTGCACCTGTAACACTATCATAAGGGATTGTAGTCGGAATTGTGAAAGTTCCAGAAGTATAAAGACCGTCCTTAAATACCATATTATTCACAGTTGAAGTAGCCCCCTGGGTGCCGTCACCGGAATAATAATTATTAGCCATAAGAGAACCGCCAACTGAAAGACTGTCTCTTAGAAAAGCATCACCCGAAGTAAAGAGTTTGAAGTCTAAAGTATCATCACCGCCCCAATAATTTAAGTGACCACCATTGAAAGAATCGTAACCGAAATTAAAATCAAAACTCTCTGTCGAACCGTCACCTGATCTAAAATCTAATCCATCAGTCATGCCTCTGATAATATTTGACACGCCCGTCATTTCAAAAGCATCTTCAACTTGGATGTGGTTTCTAAAGTACTGTTTACTAATCCAGTATTTACTTGAATCAATTACTTGAACAGTGTTTTTCGTTACTACTACGGATGTGTCTAATTCAGTGTTTAAGGTATCACCAGCAAATACTAAAACCGAATCATCGGTTGCATAGAAAGAAATACCATTCAGATAAAGAGAGTCAAACTTTCCAACTCTATTTGAATCAATAACTACTGTGTCTTTTACAAAGAAACTATTTGCAACAAACTTATCATCAGTTTTTAGTATGTCTTTTGCATCCCTTCCTAAATTCACATCGAAAGTATCTGCGGTACTATTACCGAAGTGTAACTCCTTCACCCTTACAGTATCGGCGTGAAAAGTCATTACTTCCTGTGCATAAGTAACCGAGTAAAGCAATATTATAAGTATTATCTTTTTCAATATGGTGTTAATCTCCAACTATTAAAATTGATCTCAATGTCATAAGCCGTATATTGAGCGGGTAAACTCACTTGTAAAGTTCCACTGTTCCAACTAACGGTTGGTTTTATATCGCTTGCCTTATTAATTGTGTAATCAGATAAAGAAAAAACCTCATAAGAAGCTGTACCCGGATTTCCCCCTGATTCTGTATTTCCTGCTTTTGCCGTGTATTTGTAAACAGAAGTATTAGCGAAGTTAGCCCCTGCCGCTCTTATCGTAATATCAAATATTGCCGAGCCTGCTGCGTATTCATCCGCATCAACTGTTAAAGTGTTAATTACTCTCGGAGCTGTATCGTTTGTTTCAACTATATATTTTGCTACGCCTGAAGATTTGGTATTATAATCAGGAAGTCTTTGTGAAGCTGTTGACCATGAAATATCAGAACCTGTTGCTATTCCCCTGTCATTGGTTGTATTATTCAAAGCAGTGAAAGGAACATCAGGATCAACATAGAAATATCTATTAGAGAAACTTCCATTGAATTGATTATTATTTATAGTAAGTAAATTTGAAACCGAAGAAACGTAAATTCCATTTGTGTAAGTTCCTGAAATTACATTCCCTGAAATATCAGCTTGTGAAATGTCACTATCTGTTCCAAACTCAAATACTTTAACAGCACTAAAACCAGTTCCTGAAGCCGTACAATCTAAAAGAACATTATCTCTTATAGCAATCTGTTTTCCAACTAAGGCTAAGATTAAACTTCCATTATCATCACTCGCTTGTGAAGCCGTTACATTTAAGATATGATTTCCTGAAATCTCAACTTGTTTAGGTTGTCCTCCTTGATCTCCGCCCGATCCTACCGCAATACCATATTCACTTATTCCGTTATATATTTGATTGTCTAATATTTTTATTGATCTTGCAAAAGAACCCCATACATGAATGAAGTAATCTAAATAATGTGTACTTCCACGATAAGAAGTAGAATTTTTAATTATATTCCCCTGAATTATCAGAGAGCCAAAATTATAACTCTCTAAATCATTCACTGCACCATAAGAGCCGGCTTGGATAGGTATTACTCCGTGATTCTCCGCTGTGTTTGCAGCCCACCATGAGCTATCCTGTTCAATGATATTATTTTTTAATATTAATTCCTTCGTATACATTTCATAACCTTGATTTGTAAAGTTCAAGGCTGAAATACCGTAACCTTTTATATGATTGCCCTCAATTACCCCATTCATTAATTGGTGTGCGCCTATTCCATATCTCACATTATAATAAGCCTTAACACCTGCTACATAAGCGTTTTGATTTAATGAGGTAGTGAAACCATTTCCAAACTCTACTCCGTAACCAAAATTATACGGAGTTCCATAAGCACTTGTATCACTTCCAAGTCCATTATAGGAATATGAACCACCTAAGATTACAGATTGATCCGTTCTCTGAACGAACATACCTGCGTATAAATTAGAATCCGCATTACAATTAAGAGCAAAGAACTTTCCAACATCTGAAATCAGGAAACCCGCATAAATAGCTTTCCTTGCAGTCATATTTTCCAAAGTCACTAAATCGCATGAATCTATTTTAACAGCACATAGGAAATTCGCTGTATCATTATCATAATTATTAGATAAGGAATTAAAGAGTAATCCGGGAAGTTTACCGTTTTGAACTGCCTCAACCGTTAACCCGTTTATATAAATATTTCTTCCCTTTGTAATTCTGAATAGAGCGTCTGGATGATAAATATTCCCCGTTGAGGTGGTATCTGTAAACACTAATTTACTTTCGGGAGTACCTAAAATTCTTAAATCAGAACTATTAAGATTAATATTGAATTTACTGCTGATATTATACTCTCTTGAAAAGAGAACAATTTTACTTGAATCAATAGCCTCTTGTAAAGCCATGCTTACTGCGATAAAATCACTGTAAGGTGCATATAATTCAGGCTTCGCAAATTCATTTGATTTCCTGATTGTACTATCAATCTTATCCCAATTACTATTTAATTGGTCGGCTCCGGGATTTGCGCCTTGAACCCATTTATATAAATGCAAGTAATCCGTAGAATCACTCGGATTAGATTGAGCAAAAACGCTTATAGTACAAAATAATATTGCTAAGAATATCCGCATTAGAAACCAACTCCATAATGTTTGCTATATCTGTAACCATACCCGCCTATTCCCGCACCTAATTCTATTAGTTGGAATGTTACACTCGGTGTTACAGGGTCTATCTCTTTACTGAAAATCATAAACTTAGATGAGTTATTAATCGCATCAGGAATCATATTCGGAAAGTTGATTAAAACCTGATCCCCTATTTCATATTTTATATAAGTTGAAAATTCACCAGTCCATGTAACTATTGCATATTGCTTAGTTAACCAATTAACTAATTTTCTTAAGAGCCTCTCTGCGGTTGCCTGTTGGTAAATCCAATCGCATGAGTATTCAAAATATTTCTTAACCTTATAGTCTGTTTCGGCAGCAGCACATTTATTTTTTTCTGTTTCGTTTACAATTAAAGCATTAGATGAAACGGCATCTTTGTTTACAAATATCTCACCTTTATATTCTCCGCTTCCATAATCAAAAGCATATCGTAATCTGAAATCCGTATAAATATCCTGTAAAGGGCTTAGCCTTACACTTACAAGTTCTCTCTCTGAATTTCTCGTTAACGGAACTGTCCATGTATCAACGGAACTTTCGGCTTCATCTAAAGCAATCATCTTATAACCATCATAAGTATCTACAACTATTGTATGGCTTTCAAAACATAACTGCTCAATTAAACTCTGTGCCGTATCAAGTGAATTGATAGACCGCCCCATTACCCATGCACCCCTCGTTCCATCAGGTGTTTTGCCTATTGCGTCAATAGTTGATGTAACTATTCTATCATCACCTTTTATGTTCGTTAGGGAAATAATATCACCCGTTCCAACGTTGGTATCTTCAGATGCTAAAGCTAATGTCTTGGTAGCACCCGTATAATCACTGATATAAGTCTTATGCCCTGTTGTATGATTGTAGTAAATCGCATTATTATAATAATCATCTACACTGCTTTTTAAGCCCGATACATCAATAGCTGAAGGATCAGGATTAGCATCATCTACTGTTATATTCCTTTCAACTAAACATTCATCTCTTATTATAGATTCAAATATGTATGAGGGATTAGTAATTAAATCATTCTCATCATATCCGTTTGAACGTGCAGAACCGCCTGAAGTATCTATCCAACGTTCAAACATTCTGCCTTCTGCGTAAGCATAAAGACTATTTAACGGCGGTGCAACTACCGATTTTTCCTGCCATCTTATATTCCTTAAAGGTAATCTCCCATTAATAGGCATCTGTTATTTTCTCCTGATTGAAAAGGAATAATTTACTGTTACTGTTCCGCTTGCAAGTATTTCATTTAATTCTAAATAACCGTAAGCAACCCTTATATAGTCACTCGCCTCATCATTCCTGATTATATAATCATAAGTTATTAGTTCGTCTATCCTATGAGGCAAAGAAGGGTATTCTTTTGTAGCTGTTGTTTCCGTTGCGAAACCCCCAACGGCTACTTCTGTTAAAGTTGTGGAATTAATACTACCCGCATGACCATTACCCGTTAATTCGGGTGTACCATTACCGCCCGCCTGCATACCATTTTGATTATAGAAATAACAAGTAAAGTTTCTTGCCCCTAAACCGTTTGAAGCAACACAGAAAACAAGTCTTATATGGTCTATGTTTTTATGGGATAACTGCCCCATCTCTGAACTTGAAATATTTTCCCCTATTCTTAATGCTAACTTCTGACCACCTTCCAGAGTTACATAAGTCTTCTCATTATTATCAACTGCGTTCTGCACATCGTCAATATCGCTTTGACTGCCTAATTGCGTTAAGGGGATTCTTGCATAACCTTTTACGAAGGTAGCTGTGTTTTGCAGTGTTATAGTATGTATAAACGCATTTGTCCCCGCCGTATCGGAACTATATATATTCATGTAATACTTTCCCCCACCAATAGAACGGAATAAACTATACCTGTCTGTTCCATCTGCTGAATAATTTCCGTATATAGTATCATAACAAGTATGTGAGGAAATAACTACGGTTGTTTTGGCATCGTCAACTACAACTGTTGGAGCAAGTCTTGTATCGCCTATCTCAAATTTCGTTGCCGTAAAACTTCCATATAAAACGGGTATCGGAGCACCAAAACTACTATTAGGGGCTTTTGGAAAATAACTCACCTTATCATCTATATCTTTTTGTACCTTATAATAGGGTAATTGAATCATCTCTAATTCACGCTTCTCTACACAATAAAGTTCTATTTGAGTTGGCGTAAAACCGTAATCTTCTATGTAATATCTTTTTAACCATGTTATCTCATCTTCAGTAGTAGCACCAATCCAACAAAATCCAACATTAACCTCCCTTGAAACTAATCTCTCTCCATCAGTAGCAGGGTAAAAATCATTAAAGAAATCACTTACATCTGAATTGGTAGAATACCTCGCTATCTGAAATGTGAATGAACTTACCTGTCCTATTCCACCACCAGAACCAACTCCAACGGATTCCCTTATAGGTGAAATACCATTCCTTCCACCCCAAATAACACCCGGATCATAATAATTATCGCTTAAAGTAATTCCACCAACTTCCGTTGTAAATCTGTATGTCGTAGTATCACCTAAGATTTTTACAACCCAGATTAATTGAGAATCCGTCCCTGCCGTTTGATTAAGAGTTATCACAAATAACCCTCTCTTATCAACTGTCTTTGAACATCAGGTAATATTCTATAAACTCTTGAATCTATTACCTTACCATCCATAACGTTGTTTAGATTAATAGTTATAGGTTGAGATGATCCGCCTTCCCCTCTATTAATCATTTGCCAAAGATTAGACTGTTGATTTTCATTTAAAACCATTTCCCCTTTTTTAGCAATTACAGGTACTTCATCATGCCCTAATAATCTTCCATTGTGCGCTTTTATAATTCCCCCATCATGGAAGAAACTGAATATTGAAAGTAAAGATGAAAATATCCCCAATGAACCACTGAATGAATCCGTTTCGGGATTCTCCGCCGTTTGAATAGCTTTTGCTATCCTCATTGCTATTTGTAAGGCTTCACCAAGTTTTGATAATAAAGTATCACCTGATTTAGAGAAAGCACTTTCTAAAGCTGAACCTAATTCTGAAATAGCGTCTAATTGTTGAGAGTATATTTCTTCATTATATCTCCTTCTTATTTCAGATATTTCCCTTTCAAGACCTTTTCTTATTTCCGCAAATGCTACATCTTTATCTTCCCAATCACTGTAATATTGTTCAAGTTCAAAAGCCCGCTCTTTGGCAAATTCAATTTCATCCTCCATTCTAACACGCCCAAACTGACTTCTGATTTTTAACATCTCATTTGAGGCACTTGCTATATTATTAAGAGGATCAAGTTCGGCTAAATCACCCTGCGACATCTTTAATAATATCTCATCAATACCCTTTGTATGGGTATCGTATATTTCTTTTATTTTCTTTTCTTTGGTTTGCTTGGGATTAAGTATCTCATCTATCTGCTCGGCAAATTTTTTGGCTTCTTGTCCGGTAAGCCTAAATTCTTCCTGCCCTACTTGTAATGAAGTCTTAAAATACTGCGGTGCGTCTTTAGCAAACTCTCTTAACTTTGAGGAAACAGTCTCAAGTTCTCTGTCACTTACACCAAGTGCCCTCATTAAATTTATATCCCCACCGCTTACTACTGTTTTTATATTTTTAGCAAGATTCTCTGTGGGGTTAATAATAGCATCAAATAACCTCTGTTGATCGGGAGTTAATTGAGGCATTGATTTTTGAATTGCTAATAAGAAATCAGTAGCCTCTTTTGATAACCCTGCGGTCTGAAGCTGATTAAAGGCTTTATTTCTTGCGGCGTTTAGTTCTGCAATTTTTAATATTGCAGCATCGTAAGTATCATTTAATTCTTGTAAGGATAATCTTTCAACTTTATAAATATCTTTCTGTAATTGTGTTTCTAAACTTTCATGCGCTTTAATAAACTCATCCAGAAAATCTTTAGCTTCTTTTGCTTTATCCTTATTCTTTGCCATTGCAAATGTTAAAGCCTGAAAAGCTGTTACAGCTAATGAAAGTCCAAGTACAATTCCACCCGGCCCTTTTAAGAATCCAAGCATCTCCTTACCAAACGTGCTGTTCATTGCTTTGGCTTCTCTGTTTGCCCTCATCATTGAGTCAATCATCGGATTTAAGTTGTTACCGATTGCCAATACGCCAAATGCAAAACTTTGAGTGAAGTACGCTGAATCCCTTACTACATAGTTGAGATTCTGCATTGCAATACTCATATTAGCAACGCCTCTGGTACTACCCCTTGTTGATGCACCTACATTTTCAAGTTCCTGATTTGCTAAAAAGATTTTATTTTTTAATTCAACAAAAGCATCACTGTTTACATCTACTTTTAAAAGTTCTGCGTTTAATGCGGCAAGCCTTCCCTGCATTGCCAGAATTGAATTTAAAGAAGATGTTTGTCCTGTTAATCCTGCGTCTCTCTGCATTTGAACTCTTGCAAGTTCTTCAGCGGCTTTAATATTTTTTTGAATATTGCTGAACTTTTGAGCGTCTAATTGGGCTTCTTTCTGCGCTCTTGCTTCCATCCTGCCAAGATGTTTTTGTAAAGCCTCTGTCTCTTTTTCCTGAAGATTAAGCATACGCAAATGTTCTTTAGCCACCATCTCAGCCATGTGAGCGTATGACTTCTGAACAGCGTTAAACTCCCTGCGGAGTTCTTCTAACTGCTTCTTGTCTACATTTATCTTAATGTTACGTTCAAGCAAAATTCTTCTCCAGATATGCTAAGACTTTTGAATCAAATCTTTTACTAAAACCAAAAAACACTCTCTTGAAACGAGGATATTTGGGATCAACCTGCCAATACAAACCATCCCCTTGAACACTGATGGTTGCACTTTTATCATCCGAATGAGTTACTTTTACGGAATTATATAAGGAAAGCGTCTTACCTTTATATACAGTTGAGTTTCCCTTTCTCTCAATCCATCTTTTTGTGTTTGGTACAAATGCGTTCCCGTTTAAATCCTCCCCGCTGTCTATTCCTTCTTTAATATCTTCAACCGCCATTTCAGCGATTGCCCTTACGTCCTTTGAAGTAATATCAATCGTAGAATTGAGTTTAGCCTCAACTTCTCTTTCAAAACCTTCCTGATTAAAGTCACTCGTTATCGTTATCATGCATCATTCCAAGTATGTCGTTTTTTACTACTTCAAGTATTCCAATTACTTCGTAGTCTCCTAACTCGCTACTCTCTATATACTGCCAAATAATATTATATAACTCTGTTGCTTCTTTGAACATAAATTCTATTTAATCTTTTCACGGATTCAAACCATGCTTTGTTATTGATTAGGTGGGGTTGGTAAATGTAAAACCAGTATAAATCAAATATCTGTGCGGTTCTTTCATCTACCAGTTGAATGGGGTTTATTTCTTCGTCTATTCCTATTAGTAATGACCAGAGTATGTCACTGAGTTTTACTGATTTGGTTATCTTTAATCGCTCTGCAAGTTTGTTCTCAACAAGCCTTATTAACTCATCGTTATCTTTAATTTCATATTCTTCTTTTAACTCCGTGTCCTTAATTTTTATAGGATAGGGCTTCCTTACCCCTGCAAACATCCCCTCGTTAATTAAATAATAACAGTAGTCTATTTTTTTTTATCAATATCAGTAAAACTTATCTGCTCTTGTATATTGGAGTATAAAAGATTTACTAAAACTCTATCCTGACAAATGTTCTCCCATTGATCTTTGTCTATCATGTTATCCACTACTTTCAAAGGCTCGTCTGAACCGTCAATATCTTTAAGCGCATATCTGATAGTTAATCTTTTTACCTGATTAAATTTTCTCACATTTATGTACTTTGCCGATTCAAGGTTTATCTCATCTGTCCCCATATCGGGATTACCCTTCCTTAACTCCCCTGCGTATTTTAAAGCCTCTCCCATCGCTTCAGTATATAATTCATCCAGTTCGTCCTGCTGTTCTAAGGTTGGGTAATCCACCTTAATCTTAACTCCGGTGGGTTTTTTATCGTCTAATAGATCAACCCAATGTGATTCAGATTTTTTTAATCTGATTTTCATAAACCTCCTTATGCTACTGAATAACTTCTGTCGTTATCATCTGCTATTACTATTTCAAGTGATTTACTTGCAGATGTATTAAATTCTACCGTCTGTGTTAAGTTTATTGTTTCATAAGCACCATCAGTTCCAAATGGAGTAGCACTTATTCTTCCGTATGAAAGAATACTTAAATATCCATCCTGTCCCGTTGTACCAACTTTTAATTGGATAGAACCAGTTGTACCACTGTTATAAGCGTTTAATAGTCCGTAGGTATTGGAATCATAAGGGAGAACTATATTTACAGTAATAACAGGACTGAATTTATAATTATTCGCCTTTCCCGCTACTCTGCAATCAGATGTTACATTGTTATTAATTGTTAATGAATAACTCTTATAACATACAGAGCTTAAAGTAGCCCATGTCGCTACATCCATTGCTAAAGCTGTTGAGTTGTTGTAAAAACCAGTGAAGGATTCAGCAACCCATGAACCGGATAAGTTTTGATTGTAATTCATTTCATTACCAACCCAATTACCCGATATTTTAGCCAATCTCGCTACACCGTCTGCATTTGGATTTACGGAAAATGTAAAATCACCAAGAACTGCGGACTCTAAAATTATACCGTCACTTCCATTGATGTTATCGGTTGCAACTGTGTATAAATAACCCGCACTTGAAAAATCCACTATCGAAGTATTAAAAGCGGGAACGATTGTTTTCTGATACGGTGAGGTCGCACCTTCAGTTACACTCTGTAAAGCCGCTACAAAATGAGGAGCTAATGCTTTCTTGGTTGCCGTTCCTGAAAAAGCTATACTCTTTAACCCCGATACGGCATCGGTATAAGCCCTGCTTTGTTTTGCTATCAATCCTGAAGTAGAGGTAATATCGTGCGTGTTTAATACTACATTACCATTTGGGATAACACTTCCCGCATCGTAATTCAGTGTTTCAAACGCTGCATCTGCGGCTGAAGGCGTTGCAAAATCCGCCTGCTGCAAAATACCTATTCTACGTTCTCTTGTTGTTCTCTCTGCTGCCATTATTTTTCCCCTTTATAAAGTTCTATCCACCTGTATTTTTTTAGCTGTTTAATCTGCTCCATATTTAATTCAACTGCCTCACCTCTGCTTAACCTGCCTTCTAATTCTTTACCTATAAAGGGTGCGGCGTTACAAATGCCTTTTAAATAAAATGGTGTTTTGATTACAAGTTTACCCTTACTCTGTACCTGATTCTCAGGTTGTTCCAAGTGTTGTTCGTGTAATACTCTATCCACAAGTTCTTACTCCCCAATTAAATCTTAAAGTTCCTTTTGAATGAAAATTAAAGTTATTCATACGCCCAAATTCTCTCTTGGCTGTCCACCCCTTAAATAAACCATCGTTCTGTATCGCTAATTCCAAAGCAATAAAATCATCATAATTATTTTTTCTCTCATCATCATCAACATTCTTATAAGCAACCTCAACAAGTATTTCATCAGTAGTTACATAATTGGAAGATGTTGTATTTTCCTCATCACTGCTTCCCGTTGGCTCTACCGTATATCCCTTTTCACCGTGTGAACGAATACTTTCATCTATTCTTGATAGGTTTGGTAATTTCCTATATCCGAGATTTTCAATGATCGTAATTAAATTATCCTGGTTATCGCTGTAACTCATCCTCTGGAAAACCTCACGTTTACGGAAGTGTAACCTTCATCCTCTGTAATTGTACCGGAATCATCCCTGTCATAAAAGAATCTCATTGTGTCAAGTTTCTTTTGATATATTTCCTCGTATTCACGGTATTTAGCATTAAAATTATCATCACTGATTCTATATCTCAGCTTATTAAACGCCATAGATAAAACTTTATATCTATGTGCAGTTTCATAATTCGTTTCAATTAAATAAGCCGAATAAGTAATAGATGTTACGGATGTTAATTTTAACCTGTATTTCTTATAGGTCTTGTCAAACTTGGTCGTAAATTGACCTTCCCCGCTTACAGGAATTGATACAATATCTTCATAAGTACTCTCATCATCCGTTCCCTGTAAAGTAAATTCCGCATCACCTGAAATCGCAGTTACATCAATAACCAATCTTCTCCTGCCTGCATAATCTTCTGCTGAAACTTTTCCCGTAAAAACACTTGTCTTTGTTACAGGTGTTTGAAGCGATAACCTTTTACATAATCTTCTCGGCTGCTGTCCTCTGTCTATAATATCATCTATCATTTCAGACTTAGCCTCGTTAATAATGTCCGAAAGGTCTATTTCATCACTTCTTAAATAATCATCTAAAGAAGGTTCAACCTTTAATATATCGCTATGCTTTAAGTATGATTCAATCATAAATGTGATACGAATTTTTTATGCTTTGATAATTCAATGTGCATCTTCTCGGTTTCGGGTTTTTCTCTTTCCTTTTCGTAATGATCTGCACAATAAAAGTATTCGCCGATTCTATATCTTTCATCCGTTGGCTCGGAACAAATCTTACAGGATGCTTCTCTATGTTCAAATACTCTTTTCATAAATATGGGCGGTGTTACCCGCCTTTAATCAATTAAGTCCTGTACTATCCGCACTCAATACACCTGCGGTATTAACTTTCAGTCTCCACTTTTTGCCATCCGATGCTTTTAAAATCAGGGATGTAGAGGAATCTGTCTGTGTAATTGAACCAACTATTGTATGTGCGCTGATAGATGTTAAAGTAGCTGCCCCAGCACCTAAAGTTCCGGTTGTTAATAGATTTGCAGCACCAAAATCTATTGTTCCGTCTGTGTAGTTTGAGATGTACTCATCATTTTGTAAAGTAATATCAGCAGTTGGGTTTGGGTCTTCACCATAATTTCCGCTTCCTAATACAAGCCTGTCAAAGTTTGTACTTGCAGCTAATAACACAATGGTTGTAATCCCAAGCGCAAAACCAAATATTGTTTGTTTCATTTAACCACCTTATAAACTTTCTTGCCATCTTTGAAATACGAACCCACACATTTATAACCCTCTTTCTTTAGCCCCTCTACTTGTGATAGAGGGACTTCAAGAAATTCAGGAGTAGATTCAATTACCACATCGTCCTCAACTTCAACGCTTTCAAGTATTGTTTCACCTACGTCTTCTATCGGGACTTCTTCTATTGGTTTTTTGAATTTACTTTTCATTATGATGTTGCTCCGTTAGCTCCTGCCCAGAATCTCCAATCATATACGTGAGTACCCCATCTTACAACTACGTTAGCTTTGTAAGTTTTGGTGTCCTCGTCCTGATAGAAATCAAAGGTCAGGGGTTTTCTGTTATGGAATTTAATACCATTCTTAGCTTTGCCTAAGAAATAAGCATCTGAATCTGTCAGGTATTGCCATTCTACGGGTCTTAAAAGATTCTGAACGGTATTGATGTCATTGTTACCACTTCCAACTACTCTCTCACTTTCCAAAAGTGTTTTGGTTGTGAATCTTAAAGCAGAAGGAATTAAAAGAATGTCAGGCTGAAGCCCGATTTTCTTTCCCTGTCCGTCAATGTTATTCGTAGATACCATGTGAAGGTATATGGTCTGCAAATTGGATTCACTAAGAGGAGAAGAGGAGAATCCGTTATAATAAGATGCAGAACCGCCCGGATATAATGAACGGAGGTTATTAGAAAGATTGAAAAATGGTTTACCGTCATAACACAAAGCTGTTGGTGCATCAGAAGGTGTTACCCCTGTAATGTTAGCCTTGAAAGTGTCATGTCCTGCGGTTTTAAAACCATGATTGAAAAATCCGGCTGCGAACTCTTCTTTTTTTCTAATGGTTTCTAATCCCCATCCCCTTGCGTAATCTAAAACAAGATTAGCAATTTTTTCTTGGGGCATATCTTCCACCATTTCCATCGAAAACTCTACGCCATCAGCATAGGTTCTGTTTATTCCGTAAACAGTATAACCTTCAAGCGGATTAGCGTAATTAATCGGTTCAAACTCCTTCTTTTCTACGAGATTGTTACCACGTATAACAGAAGTTGATTGTTCGTATGCTTTAGATGAACCTACCACCTCAAATACCTGCTCGTGTACCGGAGCAAGGGAATCATAGGCTTCAAATCCATAAGCATACATATCGGCTTTTAAGCCCTCTGTAAATTGACTTCTTACTACTGCCATGTCTTACCCCCTCTTATGTATCTGCTTGATATTTGGATGGATTAATGTGGAATAGAACATCTGTTGCGCTTCCGCCTGCATCTGTTCCTACTCCGTCAATTATAAATACGTCTGTAGATGAAGTACCAACGTCAACCTGAGTTGCTGTACCATCATTAACAGAAACCAAATCGCAAGCATTACCAGCCATAGCTGCTGTTACTGTATCATCGGCTGGTGCTAAAAATTTGGCGTTTGGATCAGTGATTACAAAAACCTTATCTTTTCCCGCTGTTGAGCTTGAAAGCCAGTAATCATCACTTGCACCTGCACCACGTCCTTTAGGAACTATTGCAATTCCTTTTAGGGTTGCGGTATTGGTAAGAGCTAATGTTACGTGTCCACTTGAATCCAAATAAACCGCATTAACTCCATCGTGCCTGAAATATTGACTTGCAGCTACGGGGTATTCCTTACCTGCTGCGTTGGGTGTTTTGCACCCGTATTTTAAATGTGCCATTTATTTATTCCCCTTTAGTTTTGCACGTGTTTCTTTAAATTTGACATATCCTTCTTCGGATAATCCCATTCTTGCAGCTTCTTGTTTCTCTTCGGCTGATAGAGTAGCGGAATTTGTACCGGCTCCCGTACCGTTATTTGTTGTTACCGCATTTGGTAACGCCAGCTTCTCACTTAAAATTTCTAAATCTGCCAACGGCAGCTTTGCAAATGAATCAAGCCATTTATCCTTGAGCTTATCTTTAATCGTTTCACGTCTCTTGGATTGAAATTCCTCATATTCATCTGCAAGTTTTAATTTTGGTTCGATTGATTTTTTGAAATCATCAAACTCTTTTGATTTTGCTTCTAAGGCTTCTTTAATTTTTCCGTCTTCTACTAATTTTGCCTCTTCCGCTTCTTTTAATTTCTGCTTAATAGTTTCAAGTTCTTTAGAGGCTTCCTGCCTCTTTTTTCTCTCTGCTATTAATTCTGATAATGGAACTGTCTTATCACTGTTTGCCGTGTCAGTGTTCACGTTTTCATTACCGCCCTCTGTACCATCCGGCGCAAAGAACAGAAAATGTTTAGTCATTATTCTACCTCTGATTTATTGGAAACCATTTTATCGCTTAATTTTTGCTTTCTGATATTGTCAACGTTATTTTGTGCTGTCTCTGCAGGAACGTATTTATCGTTTAATTCTTTGTTCTCGGCTAAAAGTTTTTTAAGCTGTTCATCGTCCAAATCAGGATTTTCACGTCTTATCACATCTAAAACTGAAATAACATTCCTCTTTAAGTAGAAATCATCTACTAAGATTTGTGTCTCTGCGTCTATCGGCGGTTTTATTTCGGCAAAGTCAACCGCTAATTCAACATCTTCTTTTATCTTCCGTAAATTGAAACTTCTGCCTTCTTTTGTCTCTGCAAAGTAATTGTTAACCCTCCTGGTGATCTCAAATCTCTGCTTCTCATACTCCCTGCATGGTTCTAATGAATCTCTCCTTAATTCATTCTGTTCTATTGCGTCAACTATCTTGGCAAACCCTGAAGCATCTGTAAGTTTTCCTATTATTCTATTCGGGTCTAATCCCTTCATTAAGGCAACTTTTGTAAATTGCCAGTCTATTACGTCCTTAACTTCTTTTATTAAAGGGTTGGCATTTTTATATTCCAATTCAGGTTTCTGCATATCACTTCTTACACCCTCAACTACAATAGGATGCTTAACACCAAACCTTAACCTGCTGAAACTATCCTCCCCTGATTCCGTTTTTTTATGAAGTCCGAGATTAACAGCAACCGGAGTTCCCCATGATTGCATGATTACCCCGCCATTAATCAAATCAGTCATTAAAAAGTTGATCTGCTCGTTTGCATTTACTAAATCGTATTGTCCGTTTCCCCAAAAATCATCCTGTTCTTCTTCCCTCAATACAGCAAAGGGCAAAATTCCATAAGGATTGATCTTGTCTTTATTCTCTCCTATCGCAAAATCATTACCTAAACTTGTTAATCCGTAATGATCGCCCTCCGTCCAAACAATAGTTACTAATTCAGGCTTCCCTTTTAAAGTCATATACTGTTTGTATCTGACTTCCAGCGGTCTGTAAATATTATCCTCATCCACTATAACATCGTATTGATGAGAACCCCTGTTATTGTAGATGATCTTTCCCGTTTTATTATCAAAACCAACCTGAGTTAAAGCAGTGTTAAATAATTTGGCGTATCGGTTAATCTGCTTATCTTTTGAATTGATATTTTCAGGTAGAATAGAATTGTAATAATTAGTAAGTTCCCTCTTATCCGCTTTTTGATCGTATTCGTTCTTAAAATACCTGTAAGCAGGGTCTCTATATACCACCGCCAAAGCATTAATGATCTTTTTGGTTACATTGAGATAGTTTAATTGAAATTCTTCAATGTCTCTCTCATCAAAAGTAATTGAAAGAGCTTTTTCCAGATACCTTATTACTTTATCCTGCTCCCCTACATAGTAGTAATAGAGTTTCTCCTGTTCTTTTATCCTTCTCTTATTTTGTTCTTCCAAATAAGCCCCAAATGCTAAATTCATTGTCATTTGAACGTCCATAATGCCACCTCCCCTTGTGGCATTACTTCAGTTCAATTAATTTCACTCTGTAATCTATGTCCGCTGTAAGTGTGTCCGGTGCTGTTCTTGTTCCTGAACGTATTTGTAAGGAATCCATGTTTACGAGCTTATCTGAATCAATAAGAATGAATATTGAATCCGATGCAGGGAAGGCTAATTCTACCCCCTCATTAAAAACATCATACCAATAGGATGAACCGATATTCTTTGCTCGGAAAGAAAGACTATCACCTGTAAAACCAGGCGGTATTTCAACCCCTACTACACTCCGCTTTACCATTTGAGCCGTCCCCAACCAGAAGGCATCCGATAAGGCAACGCCTGAATCAGCACTTACGGTCTTAAATTCCACCTGCGCTAATAGAGGCAAACTCATTAAAAACACAATCGCTAAAATTTTCATCTTCTCTCCTTTAATAAAAAAGCCGACACCTGAATAGAGACCAAACCGCTCTATAAAAGTATCGGCTTCACTTGCTTTCGTATTAAAACTACTTACTGGCTACTGCCCTGACATCCTATTAATTTAGTATCAACGCTTCTTTTTTCGTTTCCTTTATATGATATACCTTGCTCTTATTACTTCCAACGTATTTTATCTGTATAGGTAATTTATCCGATTCAATCATGGCAAGGGTTTTTCCGTCTTTGTCTGTTATTATTAAAATCATGTTAAAATTGTTTTGATATTGCTGAACCCTTAATCGGAAATTCATAATCCGAGTAATAATCTACGGAATCGGAATTATGCGTATCTAAATCGTTTGAATCGTCTAAATCCATTCCATTTGGCTTCCATTCAGCTCTATCCCAATCCCTTATCAAAGGTTTACATTCCTGCGGATCAACAAACATCCTTCTCTCGTTATTCGCATTACATAATTGAGCATTGGTAGAAGCTACTCTGTCTCTTACACTTTCAGTCTGTTTTGTCCTTATATCCAATTTTACAGGGTGTGAACATTGTTTAATAAAGTAATTCTTAATTATATCCCAATCGCTATACGCTGAATTTGATGTGTATTTCTTTCCCGAATAATCCCCGTAAAAATGTAATACCTTCGGATAGGAAGGAAATTTGCTTAAATAATCGTCTAATATTTCACACATCTGGATAGTGTTCGTATATTGATAGCTTAAAGATTTAATCCAGTATGTATTTACTCCTTGTCTCTGTCCTATCGTCCATGACATCGGCTTTTCCGTTGCATTGAAATCACAAGTAATTATAAAGGGCTGATTATATAATATCTGGTAATCTATTCCCGGTTTCTTATGATTCTTCTCGTTATATGCGTAATATGCCCTCTGCCCGCCTGTTTCAAAGGATGCTAAATACTCCCTTTGATAGTCTATTAATCCTAAATCGTTCTTCGCTGATTCGATCTGCTCCGGACTTAATATCTCCTCCGATGTCCAATGAAAAGACTTCCACCTCTTTGGTTCTACCTTCTCTCTTAAAAAATCATCGTAAAAATGATTCTTCCCTAATGGTCTGCCTTCTAATATCGCCTCTCCGCCAGTGTCATTTAATATAGGCTGTAATGTCTTGCTGAAGAATAAAGGATCAACCTTCTGATACTCCGTTACACCGCATCCATCCCATCTTATACCTTCTATCCTCTCGTATTCCTCTAACCCTACTATCGCTATCCTGTTATTCCCATGTACTCTTATACTTAATTCGCTCTCCTTTATGTCTTTCACAGGATTTACTATCGCCCATTTAGGTATCAATGCCTTTATGTCTTCCCAAAATATCTCCTTCGCCTGTACCCTCGTAGGTGCTCCTAAAAAGTAATTCTTCCCCCTCGTAGGCTCTAATAACTTACTAACCATCCTCCTCTTTAATCTCTCAGTCTTGTACGATCTCCGCCCCGCAGCTACTACCTTAAACTGATGTTTGTCTACATGAAATAAGTCGTTCTGCACCTTGTGCAGCTTAACTCTCTCCGGTAACTCAAACCACCTCTCAGTCAATAAATACATCAAAGAACCTGTTAAAACTGTTCAACTTTCCTTTTTCTACTTTCAAATTCTCCCCTAAATCCCTAAAAACCCCTTAAATTCCCTTAAATTTCCCCTCTTTTTTCCTCACTTTTACTGTCTCATTTCGTATCACCTTTTGTACCACCAAACCTTGTGAATGGGGTAAGACCCTTGCGAATTTGCCTCAATTTGGGCATAGGGGGTGGTGTCATATTGTAGTGTGCAAAGGATTCAATTTGTCATTAAACTATTGATTTATAATTACTTACAGTTATTTCAACCTTCGGACGTTAAGAATATGTTAAAATTTACTCATTTTTAGCTTATTTTCAGCACTTTTTACCGATCTTCCTGCTTTACTTTAAGAATTGAATCATTCCTTTTTTATGAATTTTAATGAAAGAAAAAAAAGCTTTAACATTAAACCATTTAACCTTCTATCATTTAACATTAACTATTCCCTTTGGCTTGTTCTTTGGCTACTTGTTTCAGCCTATTTATTTCAGAGCTTGAAAGATCGGAATCACCTGCATTTTGTCTGTCTCTGTATCCGATTAGGTTCTTAGCTGCGAATATAAATCCGGTAACATTGGACCCGGGTTTCATCATATTCTTAACCATTCGCACTTCTTGAAGTTCTCTGGCTAATTCATAGTTTATTTTAAATTTAGGGTATTTCTCCGCCCACTCATCAAATATTGAACTATGTACAAATTTAGTCGAAGCAAAATCTTTAAGAAGGAAATTCTTTTCATCTTCCCGGAACCATGCAATCATTTCCTCCCCGATTGCTTCAATGTCTTTTTTTTTTAGCTTTCTAGGCCTTCCGCCTTTGTTCTTTGCTGTGTTTAGGTTCAAAATCGGTGCAGTATTCATATTAATAGTAATCTTCCGGATTGGTCATTCTCAGGGTCTTGGGCTTCACGTTGATCACGTTTTCGTCTTCAAACGTATAGTTTAGAAAGTAGTGCTTTGAGTTTAGCCGTTGCTTTTTGGCTGCTTTCTTGTATGTCTTATTAGGTTGAAAGGGTTCTTCTATGTGCATTCCTGATCTTTCTATTTCGCTGTAAAAGTCGTCTAATTCATCTGTTGTCATTTATTTAAATCCGTGTAAACGTTCATACCCCCTCTCAATATGTAAAATAACGTCTTTTGTCTATATAATTCAATACTAATTTAGTAGTACTGGATTTTAACGTGAATTTACGTGTTTTTTGGTGAACTTTTGTTCACTATTGACATTAAACAATCCATTTATTATATTTGGTGTGAGTTAATTATTTATTTAATATAAATCGAAAGGGTTCTAAAATGAAAGAAGAAAAACTTAAAGAGATAGTAAACAGCGTTGCGGATTCCCTCCTAAAGGAAGAAATAGACTTCCAACTGAATGGCGTTGATAGGGATTATGAATACACGTATGCAGAAGCCGTGATTGATGCTTTAGAAAGTGGAAATTTTAAATCTAAAACAAAATTGGAAATTGAATTGGGAATATTAATTGAAACCAATCCAAATGAGCATCTATCGAGGAAAGGCATTCAAAAATATCAGGGGAAATATTACCACACAGAATTATCTTATGCAGATTTTTTAAAACAAATAGGTTAATAATTTCAGATAAAGAGATCATAACAATTTAATGCGAGTTAATTATTCATTTAATATAATTTTAAAGGAGTTCAAAATGTATCAAATATCAATTCAACACCCAGAATGGGGACATTTAGTATGTGACTATTCAACCAAATCCGAAGCCCTCAAAAGAGCCTCTTATGTTAGAACTCACGGCTGTTTCTTTTCGGATAACGAAAGCAAAGAAGTTCTTTCAAACTGCTTAGTAGTAGTTTACAAAAATGGCAATGATGAAATCTATGCTCAGCCCTTCACACAGAAATATTTATCCTTCAGAAAGGAGTCCTGATGAAATCATGAACAACTTGAAAGAACAAACAAGGGTAAAAATTAAAGCAGACGATAGAGTAATAAATCAACTGCACAATAAAACCGGATTTATAGAAAATATTGATTTTTCCTGCCAATATCCGTATAAGGTTAAATTAGACGAACCAGTAAGTAATGGAGTCTCTTTAATAAAGTCAATGACTTTAGATGAAGATATGTTTGATATTGAATAAACCTCACTCTCCCTGCGGTAACTCTTGATCTTGAGTTATAAAAGCCGTGAGATTCAATTCTAACAGGGAGCTAATTAAATTTTATTAGTTCTTTTAAGTAATTATTAAATAACAAAAACAAAAGGAGTTCAAAAATGAACGATATAAGAAACAAAACCCAACTGTGGAGATTTAGACTAATTGGTCTGGATGCCACTAATAAAGAGATATCGCATTTTGCCTCTATTGACGGGACGATTGAACAAGGATTGTCTCTTACAGACTCTCGTAAACCTTTTGGTGTGGTTTATTTTGCCATTGAAATCAGACCCTTTGACTATCACGGCTTACCAATAAACGAGAGAGCTGAAATTATAAAAAAATGGGAGATATAAAAATGAGAAATCCATTAATAACTGGTTCAACATTTTCGCAAAATGACCTTTGGGATGACATTGAAGTATACCGTAAATCAAAAGATGTTTTCTCCGTGCATCGCATACCCGCTGGACTTGGTTGGCTTGGTCAACCGCCTGAAGGAGCTTATGTTAATACAAAAGAGACTATTGAGTATATGTCCTTAAAAGAGCTTAATGATTTTTTAATCACTCTTGCAGATTATGATTTCGATGAATCCATTAAAGCTCAAAAATTGGAGGAGGAAATTAATGAGTTATAATCCCAATCAACTCCGAGATATCCGTTTACGAGCTCAGCTAACTCAAGCTGAGCTTGCTGAAAAGATTTTTTAAAACAAATAGGTTAATAATTTTTAAATCAGAAAGAAAGGGTTCTAAAATGGAAAAGGTTTTAATCCAGGAAAAAAACTGGAAATTTAGCAGCAAGTTTGATAAGTCAACAAATAAAACTTTCTTATTCTTGGAAAATACTAAAACCGGCTTTTGTGATTATCCGGTTTTACATACCGACAAGGTTACTTTTGATAAGCCGGAAAGAATCCCAAAATATCTTGTAGAGAAGATCACAAAATACTTTTTTACTCACTTTGCTTTTTATCGAATGGTTGACAGGTTATCAGAAAGGGTAAAACAATGACAAGAACACTTAAAAACACAGTAAAAGCAATTTTTGAAAATAAGTTTTTACTACCTGCCTTGCTTGGTTTGGTTGCAATGTTTTTACTTTTAACATTTGGGTTGCCAGCCATAACGTTTTTAGTTATTGCCTCTTTAATTTGTGTAGCTTCATTTTAACCCGTATATAATTTTTTAATCACTTAATAAAGGAGTTACAATGGAAGAGTTAACAAGTTATAAGATAGTGATCGAGTCAAGCACTTGGCGGGCTTTTAAATCAAAGTGCGCAAGTCAGGGTAAATCTATGCTTGACGTTTTGAAGACTTTAATCAATAATTTTATCAATTCATAATTTAGAAAGGGTTCTAAAATGTATACTGATATAAGCGAAATTAAATATAAAAATCAAATGGCGGGACGTTTCTTTTTCTCTAAAGACTCAATGCGTTTTTTTAAGTCTCGTATTCTCAGCACTATTTATAAAGGTTCTTATTTCATCACTTCAGAGGCAAACGGATTTAATGATGATTCCCGCTCTTTTACTGTTCAATTTGCTTCAAAAAATGGAGATATTGACACAGTTGGCGGTTTTAATAGATTCAAAACAAAACAGCAAGCAGTAAAATTTATTAAATCCTTACCTGATTTTTTGCCGGACTTTATAGAGGCAGCAAAAAAATTCTGGAATACCGATAATAAACAGGATTTCTCTGATCTTATAGACAAGCATCCAGAATATAAAGAAATTTTAGTCAATAATGCCCGTGATTGGGATTTACACGCCCTCTTTGAATATCCGCTCACAAAACTTTATGAAATTAGTATAAAATAAAAATAGTTTAATTTAAATAATTCAGCCAAAAATAATAAGGAGAAAAAAATGAAAATCCAAATCCAATTTCCAAATAACCACTATGGTTACGGAAACAAATACACTGTTATCAATGAAAACGGTGATTCATTCAGCTTTTGGACAAATGGATACACTCAATCCAAAAGTTCTACAATTTCGGCAGATGAATGGGCTTCTGCCTTAAACATTAAAAACACCATTGAGTTCGGAGATCAAAGAGTCGAGAATGGTGTTAATGTAAGGGATGCAATCATTACACATGAACAGTGGATTGCATTCAAAACAGTTGCTTTTAACACAAAAACCTGGCAGGAAGCAATAAGTTGAGATTTATAAAGTAATTTAAAACCTCTTCCGGCAATGCCTCAAACATTACCGAAAGAGTGAAAGGGCTTCTAAAAATGAAGCCATGAAATTTAAATATATTTTTTTGAAAGGGCAAATAAAATGAATATTCCAATAGAATCAAGAATAATACTGTTTAAACGGTTCACAAACTTTGAAAAAAAATTCAGACTTCTCGGCTTTTTTATCGTTCCTCTTAAAAAAGAAATTGAAATTAACTTAAATTGAAAGGGCTATAAAATGAACTTAACCGAAACACACGGAATTTTGACCAGATCAAAAGAGGCAAAATCTTTACCCATATTAGAAAATGTATACATGAATGGGAAAGCAATTAGTACCGATTTAAACAGTTACTTAATTACAGAAAATCCTGGCTTAGCTGAAGGGCTATATTTAGTAAAGGGTAAAAACTTTTATAAATCTACTTCAGAGATTAAAGATTTTCCCTCTATTCCAGAAAAGGAATTTACTTTTTTGTTTGAAGCTGATATGAATTTTTTAACCGCCCTCAAAGAGGCTTTTAATTTTGTCTCTACTGAAGATATGAGACCTGCTATGCAAGGAGTTTTATTAGATTTGGATAATTCTAAAATAGTAAGCACAGACGGACACAGATTATTTACTCAGGAATTAAATTTTTCAGGCACAGGGCAATATTTAATAAATCCGGCAAGCGTGAAGTTTTTTGTTAGAATAGCAAAAAAAGAAAAATCTTTCAAAGTTTCGGCTGCTAAAAATTACTTAAAAATTGATACGGCTTCATTTAGTTTAATTTGCCGATTATTAGAGGATAAATTTCCAAATTATGAAAGTGTAATCCCGCTTGATAATTGGGTGCAATTCACTTATAACAGAAAAGAGCTATTAAACAAAGTAGAACTATGTTATGAGATTTTAGACCGAGCATATTTTAAGATTGAATTTAGACCTTATCAGCTTTCAATCACTGCTGAAAATATTGCTGATAATTTAAATAGAACTGAAAAGATTAAGCCTATAAGAATTAAGCAGATTAAAAAGAAAATAAATGATTTAGAAAATTTTGGTTTTAATTGTAAATACTTAATCACCGTTCTAAATGGTTTTAAATCTGATTTTATTTCCTTTACCTATAACCGCTCAAGTTCAGCAATGATGTTTTCGGGTGATCTGGGTAAAACTATTCTTTTAATGCCAGTAAGATTATAACAAGGGCTTAAATGCCCTTATAAATTTTTTAACTAAGGAGTAGAAAAATGAAAAGAACGTTTTATTTTTATCTTCGATTCAAAAATAAAAATTATCCCGAATATGACAAGGAGGGTTGTATTAAATCTCTTACCCGGAATGAGGCGCTACATGAGCTTAAAAAGATGTGGGGGGATGACTTTATCATACGGGAGTGCAGGGAGGTTAAAGGGACGTGAACTTAGAAAAATTTGAAAACAGCATCTGATAAAAGCAATATTTATTTCAGGGAATAGACTGATAAAGTAATATAAATAAATGTCCAGTTTATTAGTTAAAAAACTGGACAAATTAAACAGAATATATAATTTTTTAATTTAATAAATAAGGATAAAATTCTAAAGGGCGGATTGGTTTCCGCCCTTGATGGTTCAGCGGAGCTTTAACCTCCCATCGGACTATTAAAAGTACTGAACCTATGTATGAATTTTTTAACCGCCGGATTTACTCCGGCTTTTTATTCCAAATAACAAGGGTATCGGGTTTTATTGTTTCTTGTATGTATAGTCCGCATCTCAAACAATAATAACTGACCGTATTAGGATTTTCAGTTATAAATAAAGTTCTATCTTCTAAGTCAACATAATATGAGTAATTCGTTAATAATGTTACGGTGCATATATTATTTTTTATATGCCCTCTTTCTATGCAAATTTCAGATTTAGTAGAATCAGACTTTAAAGTATCAACCTGCGCCTTAACAGGTAGCAAAAAAATCACAAATAAAAACACCTTAAATAGTTTCATTTTTTTATCCCTTTTTTATTAGCTTATATGATTTTTTAATTATTGCGTTTTTGAACTGTTTTCGCATAAGTCTTAAAATAAATAGCCTGCACTACATTTATTAAATTTTTCTTTCACCACGTAAAGATATGAGAAAATCGCATATACCTAAGTCCTTTATTTATAAAGACTTAATTTTTTGCTTATTTTTGAGCAGAGTCTGTAATAACATTTTTAACCGATCACCCCGAATTATTATATCAACTCCCACCTTTTTACCCTTTGAATCAAAGTAAGTGCTATGGATTTTTGAACCAGTTACCCCCATTATAATTTTTTGAACTTCTTTATCGTCTGTGTAGAATTTATAGCCCTCATAATATTTCCAATACTCTATCATTTTTTACCCTTCGGAAATTTAAAAATATAATGACTTCGAATGTTCTCAAACGAGCATCCGTTTTCTTCGGCTATTTTCTGGATGGATTTATTAACCCCCAAGCCTGATTCAAGATTTTTTTTATGTTCGGTAAAAATTTTAATTCTCTTCAAAACAGGTTCAAGCGTTCTAATAACATATTCCTGGTGTTCCGGCGGAAGAATGGATAAGTCTAATGTTATGTTCATATTGTCCTCAATAATAATTTGAGACTTGTTTAAATGCGTATTTCTTTTTATTCTCGTGATACCACTTTCCGCCATTTTTAACCAATTATTTTAAATAAAAAACATTACCCGTATAAGCCCGCTTTTTCTCTTTGCGCGCTTTGTTGATGTCCCTTAAACAGTTCTTGCCGTAAACATGATTCTTGTATGCGGGTTCTTTCTGGCAGCGTATGCAAATTTTGTCTTGCGTTACTTCATCTATCTTTTCAGATGGAACATAAGAGGATAAGAGTTTTTCAATTTTTTCTTTGTTGGTCATAACCTTACCTCAGCATAATATGAAGCAAGTGCGAACGCCTGCCAAACGTCCTTACTGAAACCGTAAAAGAAGCCCGGATTATTCTTAGTTCCCTTATCGCCGTATTTGTCTTTCAGGGCTTGAATAATGTTGCTGTCTTTTGCCCGTGTACTTCCGCAATGGTGCAGCTTAATATCTTTCCTGTAAACAAGCTCAACATCAACTCCCATAAGCTCGGCTTCCCTTACAAATTTGCCTATCCATAAAACGGTTTCAAATACTTCCCTTCCAACTGGCATACCGTATGAAGCAACCATTTCAATTAAAATTTTATCCGCCCAAGTAAAGCCTGAATAAATGAATTGATTTTCAACCTTGCCGAACTCTTCAATTTTATTTTCATTGTATTGGACGTATGCGCTTTCAGTGCAGCCGGGATCTATTGCTAATATTTTCATTTCTTATTATCCTCTAAATATTTTATATATTCCTGCATTGTGTTAATCATGTTGTGAAGGTTTTCAATAGCGAACTCACTCTTATTTGCCTCTGCCTTCTGATGTTCAAATCTCGTTACCGGAATACTGCAATAATCGGAAGTCTTTAGTTTTTGAGATACACTGCCGAATAAATGATGGAGTTCGCAATAAGGATATTTCTTATGAAACCATTCCTTAAATTTTTTGCTCCTGTGAAAACCGATATTGTTTTTTAACCTGTTATAAATTTGATCTTCTACTGTTTTTATCATTCCACTACCTCTACAAATTTTACTGTTTTTCTTTGTTCTGTTTCTCTTAGGTACATTTTAGTTATCCTTTGCTGATATTGTTCTTAATTCCTTTTTTGTTCTGTTTGAAATAAGCTGGCTAAATGCCTCGATGTTTTTTAACGTCCACTTGTAGGAAAAGCCCTGTGTTGGTTTTATGTCGCCGTTCTTCAGCATTAGATCAAGTAAGTTCATATTATCTTTTCAACATCTTGCAAAAGAGATAAGTCAACTCCATGTTCCTCTAAGAGGCGTATTATCTTTTCGGCACAAAGGTCTATCAAATCTTCACTGATAATCTTTATTATAACTGAATCTGGATAAGGTAAAGTAGCATCGGAAATTATTTTAGCGATTTCTTCTTGTATCATTTTTTTCCTTTCTTGTTAAAAAATTATGTTGCTGCCAAAGTTCTTCTAAAACCGTTCTGAAACTTTCCTTGTTTTTTTTCCTTCCCTTCATTAACCGATGTAAGGTTTCAATGGATATTTCTATGTCATTTAAAAGGTAGTTCATTTTAACCCCTTCAATATTCCTTCCGCAAACCCCTTCCATCCATCAGGGTTGTTGTTTTCATTTTTATATTTTACGTTCTTTTCCCTTACTTCTGGTTTATATATTTTTAATCCATGATTTTTTATATCATCCAAGTGTGCGTATCTCAATCCGATTGATGTTTCTATTAAATCGTATTGCTTTCTTAATCCAACTCCGTATTTCTTTTCCATTTCACCAATCTCAAATTCAGTATAAAGGTTTATTTCTTTGTTAAAGTCTAAGATCGCACTTATTACTACTTCAGGATAAGGGTAAGTGTCTATTAAATGGTCTACGGCATCAGTCAATCTTTTACACGTAAACCCTTTAGCGTTAACTCTTTCTTTCAGTATCTCAAAAAATCCCACGTTACTTTTCATTTTCGGAAAAGCCATCAGTATTCTTTTAACTTGCTCGGCAAATACTTCTTTAGTCACTAAATCATCCTCGTAAAGTGATAATTTATTCTCCGTAACTGTCAATGATTTTTGCGAGTTTGAGTTGGTTGCTATCAGCTTCAATAAACACCTCTTTGTTTTCTTCCCATGATCTTTGATTTAAATAAGTCTGAAGGTTTTTCCAGTTCGGTACAAATTCTCCCCTGTCCTTTTTGAATTGCCTTACCTCATGCTGACGTTCAAGGGAGGGTAAGAGTATAGGAATGATCTCTCTCCAATCTTTATGCTTCTGCAAAATCTTAAACTCTGTATCTAATCCTCTTTTGGTTCCCGGATAAACTTTTCTAAATTTCTCAAACTCTTCTTTTAAAACATTAATATCATTTACAATTTCATTTTCATTTTCATCTTCCATATGGTTAACCGTAGGTTTATTAGTTTTTTTAGGTCTTCCGCCCTTAGAACCGTTGATTCTGCGCGATTCTACAAACTTTTGCCTTTCCTGGATAACCTCCTCGAGCCGCTCATTAAACCAATTTCCATTCTCATCTATCTTAAACTTTAACCGAACCGTATCCGAAACCGAACCTACCAATAACCTAATGGTTTTTTCCGGCATTCTTCCTTTTTGATGCATATAACATAAAATTCTGAAGTACTGACCGATCTCCTCATTGGTCATTTCCGCACACCCAATTAAAAAATCTTGGCTGTATAATAAAAAGGCGGGGTCTTTAGCCATTACTGCTCTTCTTTATAGTTAGTTAAAAAATTATCCCAGTTTATAACCATTTATTTTTGATTCTAATTCGCTTTACCTTTTCTTCCAATACACTTATGCGTTCTTCTAAACAAATCCTCATCGTCAATTATGCTCATGACTTTAGCGGCTTCATGAGCTAATAACCTTAATACTAATTGAGAAATATTCTCGGATGATAATTTCGATTCAATTCTTTTTGTAAGTCTTACCGTAATTCTTTTGCCGTCCTTTTTCTCACTTAGCATTTGTCTGACACGTTCATCAAAGATGTTATCCCAATGCTTCTGATTTCTGCAAATTCTGCAATAATTATTATACTTTTTCATAAAGCAGGTTAGTGGATAGTTATAAATGTTTTTGGCTCGCATCCCTGCAAAGTTCAGCATCAAGTTCCTTCATTCTATTTTTCTCTTTATCCGTCATTAAATAATCTGGTATCATTAAAAGTTTTCCAAATTCAATTTGCTTATCAAGGTTAGGATTTCTTTTTCTTAATTCTTCCAAATATTCTTTAGCTTTTTGTTCATCAAATACTTTCTTTCTTTTTTCTGCTGATGGCATTATCTTTCTCCTTCCGCCAAAAAATTTATAACTATTGCATCAACCCGAATTACTTTTTTAGTCGGGTTTTTAGCAGTAGCTATGTTGTTAATTTTATTTTTCATTTAAGTTAAAATTCCTTTGTCCGTAATCGGGTTATGCAAAGCATCGTTATATTGCTTTGGCTCGCTTCTTCCCCATTTCAAATGCTTCTTCTGGTGTCGGTGTTCCATTTTTAGCATTACCAAAAATTGGATGCGAACATTCAAAAAGTTCTTCTACTCTCAAACGTGTTTCGTTATCATAATAACCCGCAAAATACCCTAAGGTTTGTTTGGCAATCTGTTCGGCTGTTAAACCATTTTCATTAGGCTCTTTATCTAAATGCTTTTGTATAAAATCTACATAGGAAGCAAAGTATTGTTTAGCATCCTCTTTATCAGTAATCTTCATTGCTGGATGTAAACATTCACCGTATGTTAAAACTTCTTTATTGTCTGGATTAAATTGTGTCATCGTCTTTTCTCCCGCCAAAGCAATATAACAAACGCTTCAAATCTGACTTGCTATATTGTTAGGCTAATTTGTTTTGTAATTATTTAATTATTCTACTGCTATAATTTATTGTTCACGGTGTACGCAAGCAGTTTAAGCATAAACCGTTATACGGAATTTTGGCTAACCATTTCAAAAGGTACAATTTCAAAAAACTCTTTGTATTTTTCTTCGCCCAAATATTTTTTAGCATCTTTTTTTCTGAAGAAGTATCTACCAGCATAAATTGTCCCCCCATTGTTTGGGAAAGTTATTTCTGTATCGTGTCTGTAATTTCCCCAATAATTGGCACCCTTATGTTTTATTATATAAACTCTCATTTCTAACTCCTTCCGCCAAAATCCGTATAACAAGCAAACTCAAGTGGACAAACTATTATTGTCGCTGTTATTCGGTTTTGGCTTTATTTTAAGTTTTCGTTTAATGTAATTAATTTGTTTTTTCAAACTTCCGTTTTTAATCTGCCTATATCCTTTATTATTATGATGTCGTCTAAACTTCATAGCTGCTTCCGTTTGCCACTTAGTTGCAACGCCGTTATGTGGAACTTTGGCTATGCATCCCGATAGTAAAAGTTCCACCATCTTTAAGTTTTTTTCTATTCTTAAATAAGTAAATTAGCAACATCCATATTCCAAAATTTGGGATGTTAAACTCTCCGTTTTGCTCTTTGAATCGTAAATAATAATGCGTTCTCTCCGGCTCTATTGTGCAATCATATACAACCTTCATTTTCTTCTACTCCCGCCAAAGTCCACATAACTATTCGCTCAAAAACGACAAAAGTTTTTGAGGAGTAATTAAGCAGTTTTGGCTAATTATTTTATTTTCAAATATGTTGTTTAGTGTTTTCATCTTTTGCGTTTTAGCTCAGTATCCGTTATACCGAAAAACGGCTATCACGGTCAAACTCATTAGCTCTTACTTTATACCATTCTGCAAGTGCTAATCTTAACCTATGTATGCCATCATAATCAGATTGAACTTTATGTGCTGCTTCGGCTAACTTATTGCCAACTTCAATTATTTTATTTAATTCATCAGAGAAGACTACTTCCGCCGTTTTCGGTATAACAAGCGGTTCAAGTTGACCGCTTAGCCGATTGCGGAATTGTAGGTTTCTCTTTCTAAAAGTTCCTTTACATCTATGTGGTACTTTATTTCCTAAGTTTCTACCACAATGAACGCATTTATAAATTTTGTTATTCATACTTTAGTCCTATAAAATTTCCAGCGGCAACTTAACCGCCACGCCGTTAGCGGGAAAATTTACTCGCATACCTTTTGTATGCCTGCCAAAATCTGCCGGAAGCGTTACCCAATCCTATACTGCTCCAGTATTTACTATGCTTTTCATTTATTTCTAATTCAACAAATTCAGCAATTTCCTTAAAGGTATTATGGTCAACCATTCCCGCAAATTTCCCGCTAACTGGCGGTTCAAGCTGACCTTCGCTATTCGCTTGGTCAATTTGGTTTGCTAATTTTACTATATCGCTTCTCAAAACTGTATTGTGAAATTTTTCCACATTAGCCATCAGAACAGTATATGTATTTGTTTTATTTTCCATTATAGCCTCGCTTTTTATAAATATTTTCTAAAATGTCCGCTCGGCAGCTTAACCGCAATGGCGTTATAAAGAAAAAATGGCTATTTATTCGGTCTATGCAAATTATCTTCTTCAATAAACCATTTTACTTTTGCTCCTTCTCTTATGTCCTTATTGCTTCCATAATCTCTAAATTCACTGCCATCCCAATAAACACACCACATAAATTTTTGTAATCCTAAATCAGATTGATAATGCAGCTCCGCTAAACATTTTGTCTCGTGTTTCGGTTTGTTCTCTGGAAACGCCCGCCATTTTTCTTTATAACCAGCGTTTCCATTTGACCTCGCTTTTGGTTCGTCCAATCTACGTTTATCCAACCTGTAAACAATATCATTATTATTTATCTTATCCTCACACCAACTGACTTCGTGAGAGGGATATATTTTATTCCAATCATCGTGGTCGCAATCTTCCCCGATTTGTAAGTAAATAGTTTTTGGTAAGTTTTTTATTTTCATTTTATTAGTCCTTTTAATTATTTCCGCTCGGCAAATGAAACGCCACTCCGTTATCCCCCAAAAACATTCAACCTCAAGCGTTCTTTGCCTTTTATCATGTCAAGAAGTTCACCGTTGCCTTTTAAGTCAACCATGACATAATTCGGTTTTTCTCGTAGTATGATTTCTTCTGCCTGAGCAGAGTTACAAACAATGCTTTCGTGCTTAAATACTTTCTTGGCAAGTCTTAAAAGCAAAGACTCTTTTTCTGATATTGTTAAAATCATTTTCCCAGCTTCTCTTTAAGTTCCCCGTTTTCAATTTCTAATTTGTGGTTTCTGTAAAGAGTGTGTATCACAAAGTAGATGAATATTAAAAGCAGATAGTTCATTGTTGCTCCTTAAAATGGTGGTAATTCGTCTTTTATTTCAGGGTTCTCAACGGTGTAGTTTTCTTCTTCTTTCTTCTCATAAGTATCTAAGGTTGCATAGTGTGTATTTCCGTATTTATCTTTTTCTCTCCTCTTATTCACCAATACATTCACATAACCTTTCTTCTCATGCTCTTTAAGTTCCTCAATGAATTTATCTACCTTGAAGGAAAGTTTAATTAATGAACCGTATTTGGTTTCAATTTCCTTCACGTAAATACCGTTGATATAAATTTTGTCTGACATT